AGTAATTTCTCCGCCCTTTAGCAATTCGGCTTCAGCGCCTCTTTTTAAAGTGTAAGGATGTATATTGTCTTGAGCACTCGCTTCTTTAACGATACTCTTGTTTTTAAGGATCTTGATAGAGTCTTCGTAAGAGGTCATATTAGTGATAAAAGGTAACTGTTGGTCCCTTCTAACTTCGTACAAGAATTTCTCCTTGCTGATTTCTCCTGCTCTGTGCTTTTTGAATAGTATTGCTGTTGTCATGCTTATAAATATTATGATCTTCCCTGTCCGCGATATGCTTTTGGTCTTTGACTGTGTTTGTTATAACTTTTTTTACCGCCAGGCTGTGCTGATTTTCTCTTACCAAACGTTAGCTTCTCGCTGTTTGACGTCTTTAATTTTGCCATGTTACTTTAAACTTTTAACCTTTTTGTAAATTTCAGCTAGTTGTATTTCTAGCTTATTCACAACCTTGCCAGTTCTTGGACTATAATCCTCTTCCAATTCCATTTTCATGTTGGTAGAGTACTCCATTAGCCTGTTTATTTCGTGTAACTTTTTGTTTATTAATTTTAGCGCCTCGTGTAAAGCGTCTTTGTTAGGTCTTGTTGCGGCTTCTCTTTTAAATTTATTGTAAGTCAAAGCTTCGTTTAAATCTTCGCTGCCGTATAAATGGCTATCGCTAAAATTGTCGCCTATTACTTCAATATCTTGAGTTCCAAAGTCCATCATCATATCGTATGCCAAATCTTCGTCAGCCGTGTAGTACGTATCAGATCCGTTTAACTCTACGCCTCTATAACTTGGATTGTCTCTAAGTACGTCTAAAGCTCTTTTTGCGTCCCTAACAGAAACTTTAACGAAGTACTTTTTATCTTCGTCTTCGGTCTGCATTTCCTGATCAGGTTCTGCTTGCTTTTTGATATATCTTTTAGAAACGTCGTCAAAAGTCCAATCGTTTTCGTTAAAGCTCTCGTATTTTTGTGCTTGTTGGTATTCCATTGGAGATAGAGAATCTTTGTCTAGATTTACTGGTTGAAGTACACCCTCTTCCATATCTTCAAACATCTGCTTGTATTGGAATCCGCCTTTAGATGGTCTATTAGGAATAGATGGCGCAGGTTTCCATCCCCATTTTTTTTGAGCGTATACCTTTGCTTTGCCCGCGGCTAGTTTTGGTTCTACGTCTTTTACCTCGTTTTTCTTTTTGAAAGCTTTCTTAGTAGCGTACTGCATACCGTCTCCAGCTTTGAAAGTGGCAGCTGTATTTGCAGGAGCATTTCCTCCAGTTACGCTGTCTTCGCTTCTTAGTCTTTGAGTGGCAAGTTGATTATTGAAAGGTTTCTTCATTATTTAGATACTCTTTTTAACTCGTCGATTAATTCGTAGTATTGTAATAATCCTGTAATTGTTTCGTCTTTAATGGCGATGCCTTCTTTCAATGGCTTAATAAACTTTATAACCTCTTGAGTTTTAATCTTGGTAACTTTGTCTTGCACTTTTTCAGTTTGCTCTATAAGTTCCTGCTTAATTTCCTTTAACTTTTCGTTTAAGAACTTTCTTAAGTTAGCAGAATCTGAAATGCTTGCTACGTATTCTTTTAAAATGCCCTTTTGTCTTTCTGAAAGGCCTTGATACTTCTTATTGAATTTTTCAACCAATAATTTATACGTTAAAATTCTGATCTCTTTATCTTCGTTCATTAACTCCTCAACCATTGATTGTGGAGCTTGCATATCTTTAATAGATTCTTGAGTGATATGCTCTAATAAATTGATCTTGTTTAAAACTATCTGTTTTGTGTCAGAGTTTGGACTGCTTTGAGATTCGAATATTGTATAAACAGAAGCGTAAGGCTTGTAGTTCTCTATCTTGGCTTTAAAGAAGTCTTCTAGGTTGTAGGTCTTCTTAATTTCTTTGATTAGATTGTACTTTGCTTTACTTAGTGTTTCGTGACTTAGTTTCTTATACTGCTCTAAAATAGTAGAAATAAGAATCTCGGCCTTGGCTTCTGAAAGTTTTGGGCTGGTTACGAATGCACTGTACAAGCTGTACTCTTTTCCCAATTCTGTATTGGTAAAGTGCTTTTTAAGTATTTTGACAGCTTTAGAGTCCTGATTGTTCAAAAGGTCTGAGGTTGTCTGTCTTACTAAAAGTTCAAATAAAATACCGGTGTTACGATATTTCGAATGTTTAATTGCCATAGCTATTTTGATCGGCTTGCTAATAAATATCTAAATATTCTAATCTAGATTGTCAATAATGTTGTCTTCGCTTAATAGGTCAGATTGTTCAAAAAGCTGCGTTTTTCTAGTGTTTTGCTTTTCAAACATCTTTTCTATTGAATTTTTGTTCTGAAAATAGATTGCTTTAGTGCTTTCCATGTTCATAGCGCCTCCTTTAAAACTGACTCCTGTCTTATCTTCTTTAGTCTCAGCATTCTGAGTAGCCATATCGTAAACTCCGCTTCTGCCAAATGGAGATTCGTCAGTTCCGTATATAGATTTGTACTTTTGAGGTCTTCCTGGAACCTTCATCGGCTCTTTAGGATCTGTCTCGTCGTAGCCTCTAGGAACGTCTAAAGATCCGTCACCTTTGCCTCCGTAAAGACTGGCAATCTGATGAGGAGTACCAAATGCTTGGCCTGTTTCTGCAGGATCGTTTCCTTCCTCGGAGATTTGTTTGTATCTAAATTTGCGCTTTTGATCCTCAACAATAAGGTCATCAAGCTCATTAAATTCGTCCTCAGAGATATTAAATACGTTCTTCCATATGTAATCTCTAGGTAAAGAAGAGTTTTCAACTGCTTGATTTGCAAGGTCAATCTTCTCTTTCATCATAGCAATTCTTTCTTGCTCGTATATGATGGAAGGATTTGTCAAGTGAATATCGAAGTTGGTTATAGACTCGTTAGTGTATCCATGAGCGTACAAGTGAACCAATGCGACTTTCTTTAATTCTGATACAATGATTCTTTGAATTCTCTCAATTGTTCTAGCAAAACGAATGTCTTCTGCGGCTAGCGTTGCTTTACCGGTCAAGTCTTTTTCGTATCCCATGAATGCTTTAGGCACCTTTAGAGCAGCAAATAGTTTCTCTCTAAAGTATTGAACGTCTTCGATAGCGTTGTACTCAAGACCTTTTGCAGTATCAATTCTAGTAGATTGATCGTTACCTCTAACTGGGATAAAGAAGTCCTCCAATAAGTTCTGTTGGTTGAACTTCATGTTGTATTGACCAGTTTGAGCGTCGATAAGAGAAGTCTTCTTCATCTTGCCGATCATACGTTGAATGTAGTTCTCAACCTCGTTTGGTGGGATGGCTCCCACGTTAACGTAGAATGTTCTTCTTTCTGGGGCACGAGTAATTCTATGAATCAACATCGCGTCTTCGATTAAAGTATATTGTTTGAATAGTTTTCTAGCTGGTTCTAAGTAAGATCTACCGTATGGTAAATAGTTAACGTCGCCCAAGAATCTAAAGTGAGCCATTTCGTACAAATCAAACCAAATTCCTGGATCTTGATTGTTGTATGCCGAAGTGTATCCTGTCGTAGAACTTATAGCAGCGTTAGGATCGAATTTGAATCTTACCTCGTTTGGATTTTTAGGATTAAAGCCTTCCTGTCTAACAATATTGTAAGCCGAGAATGGAATTACGTTGTAAACTCCGTACTTCTCTGCGATCTCCAATTTTAAATAGAAATCACCGTACTTACACATGTTTCTAATCCAAGACCATAGATTAAATTCTATGTTCATTACTGAGTAGAACAGGTTTTCTAGTATATTTTGAATGTTTTCGTCAGCAGAAGTAATGTGTAGTACTTGACCTTGATCGTTCTTTAAAGTACACTCATCTGCGATAATATCCAAAGCAGAAGCGATGATGGCATCAGTGTCCATTGCATCGTAATCAGCGTATATTTGTACACGAGATGATTGGTAGTTCTGCGCTAGATTTAGGTTAACTCCATAAGCAGTAGACGTAGTGTATACCTTGTGGAATCTATCGATTAACGAGTTAGTTTGAATTACACCAGAAGTCTGGATGTGCTCTGTATCTATTACGCTTAAGTTCTTACCTCCAGAATCTCTGATAATGACATCAGTGGAGAATAGTCTTCTTAGTGCCGAAAATAGATTGTCTTGTTTGTTCTCTGCCATATTATATTGTTATAAAAGCCAAGTTAAATCTTGTTGTTCTTGTCCCATGGGAGTTACTATCTCTTGTTTCCATGGATTTTGACCATAATTAGTATAAGATTGGTACATCGGGCTATCGTCTCCCGCTTTTGTATACGCATTTAAAGTAGCGTGAGTTAAACTTTCTGCTGTTCTCCTAAATCTCAAAGAAGTTTCTCTCAAATACATAGCGATCGCGAAAGCCATGACCAAATCATCGTTGTATCCTGACATGGCCTGTTGCTTACCGTTCTTCCATATAAATACGCGAAGCTCCTCTAATAATCTAATCGATCTTATAACTACCGTTTTGGTTTCAATAAAATCTCTCATCTTTTCTAGTACCGAAGGCCTAACCTTGGTGCTCATGGTGAATCCTGGTACCAGAGTAGAGTTCCCGTAATGCACTTGTAAATAGCTGTTTAAGTCAGCGTTACTGTCAGATCTGTGGCTAAAGTGTATATTGGAATAGCCACTCTCTACCACGCCTTGAACTACGTCCCAACCTATATTTGCGTTTTCAATTACCAATAAAGCTTGATTGTATCTGGTTGCTATTGCTATCAACTCGTTGGCAAACACCCTGGTATCTGTCTGGGCTTTAAATTCAGCTACTTGTGTTAATGTCTCTGTATCTATAACGTGATATGCAGAGTAGTCCATTGCGTCTCCCCTCGCTACGTCAGCTACTACCATATAGTACGTGGTGGGCTTGGGATATTCCCAAATCCAAAGTGCTTTTTCCTGGCCTTCTCTATTGAGTGGCTCGGATATCATATTTGCCTCGTACCAAGTTAAAATTTCTGGAGGAATTACAGTGTTACCTGAGGTAGCAAAGTCACAATCGCACTCTTGAGCAGCCATTCTAGCTCCCAAATCAGTGTCTTGCTTGTCTCTCCAGTCTTGTGCTCTTTCGGGGTGGACATTCCAAGGCAACGAAATAGGTAGAAAACTATTCTTTTGTAATTGCGCTTCTGTGTAAGATTTGTGGAACCAGTTACCAACACCGTTAGGAGTAGATAAAGCTATGCATCCACCACCTGTAGCCAAGGTCATCTTAGCAGCAGTGTAGATGGTTTCAATGTTATCGATAAACGCGGCCTCATCAATCACTAGCAAAGATACGGCTTCCGAACGACCTGCGTCACCGGCTGCCGATACAGCTTTGATTTGAGAACCATTCGTTAGTCTTAAACTTAATGCGTTGTTGGAAGTTGCGGCCGCTCCAATCTTCATCCAGTTTGGAAGGTTATCGTAAGCAAATCTAACTTTTGTAACCATGTTCTTTGCAGTGTCCTGCTTCGTCGCAATTACAAGAACGTTCTTATCTTTTGAAAATATCATCAACCATAAAGAGTAAGCAGACACTAGAGTAGAGATACCCAACTGTCTTGACTTATTGATTATGGATTCGGGGTGTTTTTGAAATAAGGTTAATACCTTTTCTTGAAATGGATAAAGATCGAACAACATTCTGCCTCTTTGTGGATGTTGGATCATGTAGTACTTCTTCATGAAATACACCGGATCTTTAGCGCAAGTTATAAACTCGTGCTTAATTCTTTCTTTTATATCAATCTGACTGTCTGCCATTATTTATGCGTTACTGCAAGACCAAGGATTAGAAAACCCATTCCAAATTTAGTAAGCTTATTGATTTTATTTTTTCTGTCCAATTTTTTAATGTCGCCTTTTAAGCCTTCAACCATAATTTTATAGTTGTCTTGTTGTTGAACTTGCTTTTGTATGATTGATTCGTAGTTGCCCTCTTTAGTTCTTAGGGTTACAATTACTTTATCTTTACCATTTACAGTAGATTCTAAGTTAGTGATTAAACTGTCTTGATTTAAAACGATATTCTTTGTTCTATCAAAATCAATTAAATCAACTACTACTGCTTTTGAAACAGGCGCTGGTAGGATAGTTGTGTCTTTAGTTTCTACTTTGTATTGCTCTGCATATCTTACTACAAAGAAGCTGTCAATCTCATGAGGTCTCATTTTAGCTGCTGCCTCTAACTCTGATTTGTCTTCTTTTAAAGCTTTAATATTGTCCTTTAAAATGTTCGATTTAACGATTAACACTTGGTTCTTGTACTCTTCGTCAATGATAGCTGTTTCTAAACTATCGTTCTGACCGTGTAAAGAATCGATTTGAACGGCTAGAGAATCTATTGTGTTTTCGTAAGACTCTGTTTTGAATCTAATACCATCAAATTCTTTAACAAGTAACCAAATTGCTGCCAATAAAAATAAGACGATAACGCCTTTAATTGCTATTTTCATAGTTTTCTAGTTTTCTAATAAATATGCCACTAAGCCTCTTCTGCCACAGAGTCATAGATGCGCTTTTTACTAATTAATAAAAATTGAGAATGGGACATTCTAAGTCCATTTATGTAATATTCCTCTTTGCCGTCAGCATAAATCATTGCAGGGCCTTTCAAATTGTGAGGTTTTCTATTCTGTCCCGGATCTTGAATGTAGTGAATTGTGATGCCATCGATAGTTTTCATGACACCGTACGTAATCTTTTTCATATAACCAATTTAATAAATTTTCTTGATACTTTTTAACTAAAGTCTATGGTACTCAATTATTTAGTTAAAGAGAAACCTAATTTGCTACTAGTTGGATTTAGCGTGCTCAAGCTTGGAATATCAAATTTGAAACTGGCGTTTGGATCGTTGAATGATCTAACGTCAAAGCCCATGCTACCATCACCCTTTAAATCAAAAGTCAAGTACATTTGTTTAACTCCAGTTTTTGAAATCATTTCCTTTAACGCTTGTACAAATTTAGGTTTCGTATTCATTTGATCGGCTACATAATAAGATAGTGGAGAAGTTATAGCTCCGTAATATCCATTGTCACCAGTTTTTTTCTTCATTGTAGCCCAATCAACTTTAGAGCCTTTTCCTGGCAATCTCTTAGTTTGGTTAAAAAATGGATTGAATTTTTTAAAGAATACTGCGTCTTTTTTGATAGGCGTATTTGCATTTGTTTTTGCAAAAAGTTTCTTTAAATAATCGTTAATTTTCTGAGCTGTTAAATCTTTTGCGTCAGTACCTATAATGCTTGCTAATGTAGTGATTGCTGGCATATCTTTTGGAAATGCTGATGCTATTTTTAAGAATGCGTTAGGACTTGTCTCACTAAGCATTGGTAATAAGGCTTTATATAGAGCGTATTGATCTTTGTCGCTTTTAATTTGATCTGGTTTAATTGCTTTTAACAAATCAGTTAAAGAAGCTGTTGCGCCTTTCTCGTATTTAGAAGATATTTTGTATCCATCAATGTAGAAATCAACTAATGGTTCGTTTCCTTTAGGGAAGTTAAGTGATTTTTTAATTCCAACCATTTTACCCAAGAATATTCCTCCAAGAACCTCTCCAAAGTCTTTACCTATTGTATTCTTGTCTTCTTTAGAAATGCCACCCAATGCTTGTGTAGTTTGTTTTGAAAGTGGTACGTTTGTTTTACCACTTCTTAATTTAGCTAGACCTGATTTTGAAGTAGGCGTATTATTCGCAGTATCTGTGACCAAACCTGTCAATATCTTTCCTAAGTTTTTATTTTTTTGAACCGCTCTTGTAGTTGCTTGTACTAGACTGTTTAAATCTTTATAATCTCCAGCAATTCCTAATTTAACTGGCGTTAAAGCTTTGAAAGTAACTGTTTTATTCTCTTGACCAGTTTGATTTACTATTAAAACAAAATCTCCTTTTTTGAAATTTTGTGTAGGTTTTGTTACTGTTACTTTTATAGTTGGATAACTTCCAGAAGCAGAATCTTTAGATCCCATCTTTATGTCGGCCATAGTATAGTTGCCTTTGCCCAATACTTTATCTGCGGCCTTGGTAATATTTTTACTAGGATCGCTACCCAATTGATATCTTAAATGTGCAGGCTTTTTAGTTCCTTTATCTCCAGGTAAATTTAATCTTTTCATTTCTGAATTGAAAGTAGATCTTAAATCAGGAGTCGCCGCTTCTTTAATTAAAGCCCTTAGTATGATTGATTCTGTTAGTGGTTCGTTGTCTGAGTCCTCTTCTTCTGCAGCTGGCGTAGTTTCAACTCCAGTTTGATCTCCACCTCCGTTATTATTTCCACCGCTTAAACTGCCATCGTCTTCGCCTTCAGGTCTTGTTCCCTCTTCGGCGCCTTCGGGTCCTTTTGTTTTTAATGGACTGCCTTGTTGTAGCAATCTACTAATGCCTTTCATTGCTCTTTCCTTTTCACCGATAGAAGACAAATAATGTCTTTTACCTGCTATAATAGCTTCGTATATGCCATCGCCCATATAACTTAAATAGAAGTATTGAGTGTTATGTAAAACAATTTTAAAAGTAGTAGGCTTAGGTGACTGAATGAATATAGCAGTAATGTATTCTTTAAAAGCAGGAGTCATTAATTCACTCAATAACTCGTTCAACGTGTGGTACTTCTTTAGAATAAAACCCATTGGGTCCTTATCAAAAGAGGAATCAGGTTTGTCGTCTTTTTCGCTAGCTCTGTTGTCGGCTTTTTCTTCCGCGTCGTTTTTCTCTACTTCCTTCTCGTCGCCTTCGGCTTCTAAAAGAATTGCTTTTAATATGTCTAAGTCTTTATTCATTATGATAACAATGCGTGATATTCTTTGAAATGTTTGATTCTATCAGGTAATCCGATAGTTCCACCGTTTACTCTTTTTGTGATTGAAGTAACTACTGCATCAGTAGCACCACCATCAGCCATTATGTGCAATTTGTTCTTATTAAAAAACCAAGCTGCAGATAATAAAGCATATTTGTCAGCAACCAATGTTGGATTAGTTGCAATGTCTTCGTTGATTGATTTTCCGAATGCTGTGTAGTTGTCTTTACCAGTTAATTGGATGTAACCGCGACCACAATATTTAGCGCCATCTCCAGTTGACTCTGCGCCGTTACCCATTCTACCTCCA